GCAGCCGCCGCACTTGGATTCCTTTTTCACTTTCTCAGGAGGCTCTTTCTTGGCTGACTCTGCGCCGTCATTCAGCTCTGTGACGCCCTCATCAAAAAGGGTATCCCACTCTTTCCTAAACCGCAGGTAGTTGCCCGAATGATCCAGCCACACGCCGTGCGTCTTGCCTTCGCAGGGCCGCATGATCCGGCCCATCTGCTGCACATGGGAGGAAAAGGATTTTGAAAACGGACGCGCCGACACGCCTATCAGGACATCAGGCACATCAAAACCCCTAGTCAGGATGTCGGTGGCAATCAACCCATGTATTTTGGTATCAGGTGCGCTGAAATCCTCAATGGTCTCGCGCTTGAAGTCATCATCTTCCTTGTAGGAGATGGAGACAAAGTTGTAGCCGCGCTCATTGAACTGGCGCACAAGGTCACGGCCATGTTCCACGCCGGAGGCGAACACCACAGTCTTTTTGGGTCCACCAAACAGCTGGTTGGTCTTGTTCACCCACTCGTCAACTATGTCACCGGTAATCTGCATACCGCGCTTGGTGGTCTCTTCCTGCGACCATTCACCGGCCACCTTCTTGGCTCCGGTCATGTCAATCTCTTTGGCTATGAAGATCTTGAGAGGCACCAGCCATTTATCCTCAATCAATTCGCCCGTTGGCTTGGCTCCGACTACATGGGTGTATGTTCCTCCCAGGCCATTGGTAAACGGCGTTGCAGTCAGGCCGATAACCCGCATATCAGGATGGCTCTTGATGAACTCGATGACTTGCTGGCGCTGGACATGGCACTCATCAATGATCAGGAGGCCAACATCGGGGAAGTCATCGCGGCGCTCCAAAGTCTGGGCGCTGCAGATCTGTATGCGCTCATACGGCCGGTATCTCCAATGCCCTGACTGCATGACGCCATGAGCGATCCCGTACTTTGACAGGCGTGTACTGGTTTGGTTGACCAGCACAATCCTATCAAGCACCATTGCCACCTTGACGCCCTTCTTCGCCTCTTGAACCATGATGTGCATGGCTACTTCTGTTTTGCCAAACCCCGTTGGGGCATACAGCAGTTGACAGCGGTGCTGGGAAAAGCCTTTCTCAAGCTTCTCCACCACATCCGCTTGATGTGGTCTTAGGTTAATCATGCTTCTCTCCTGCTGGGAAACCGCCCAGCTTCGGTGTTAAGCCGCTTTTTCTGCGCGGCGCTTCCAATAGTTTATTTGCTTGACCATCTCGGCGTTCTTGGACATGAATTCATCTCTACTTTGTGTAAGAGATTTCACTTTGGACTCAAGCTCACGCACCTGTTCGCGCAACGATTCAATGGTCTCTGCGACTTCTGCCCTAGCCTCTTCAGACACCGGCAGCGACCGCACGGCCAACATATCCTTCAGCTTGGTGTTCTCTTCAGACACCGCGGTGATCTCTGTTGCCATCTCTTTCAGTTTGTCTTCTTCTTCATAAGCCGGTGGAGGTGCAGGGAATTTGGGTGGTTCTGGCTTGCGGCCAATTTTGGAGGTGTTGCGGCGCTTGCCGTCTTTACCAATGGTGGTCTCCTTCTGTAGCCCCAATGCCTTGCGTACACGGCCAACAGTCATTCCGCTCACTTGGCAAATGGCTGCAATTTGAGTGTCGGACATATCGCCCAACTCAATATCTTCAAGGGCCAGCTGGACAACATAACGGCGCTCATCGGGTGTGCGGGCCTTGCCGTGATGGGCATTGGCTTTGAGAGAGGCGATAAAGGCATCGCGCTTGGTGCCTTTATTTACGATGGCAGAAATATCTTTGTGTGCTGCGCGCTTGTGTGCGTGCCAGCGGTGGAATCCATCGGAGAGCCAGTAATGCTTGCCGTCAAAGTACAAATCGACCGGCGGGAATTCCTGACCCTCAAGTAATTCTTCGGTGTAGTGCTGGACCAAGGTTTCATCCAGCTCTTTGCGAGGTTGTGTTCCACCATCAAGGCGGATTTTTGTCAGTTGAATTTTTTCAGTCATTGTTTTCCTTTAGTGCTTTGTTGAGGTTCTCTATCGCATCCTTGATGCCACGCTGCATGAGCATGAGGGCATCCTGTTGTTCTTTCATTCGTATGTAAGATTCGGCTGCGAACTTCGCCAAGTTTTCGTTGGACCATGCTGCAAAGTTTGGTATGTCCATTTATCTCCTTTCTTTTTTGGGTGCTGGGATTCTGTCAAAGGTTCCCGTCATTGGATGCCACCGGCTGGGGACCCCTAGATATCTTATGGATGGCTGCTCATCAGGCTTAAGCCATTTGTGGATGATGTTCTCTATCTGCGGGATGGAGATCCTTCGCACCTCTGGGATGTAGCCAACAAGGTTCCCCTCTGAATCCTGCTCAAACGCAACTGTCGGGTTCTCGCAGCGCTTTTGTCGGGCCATTGCGGCTTTGTGTTTTGGATTGCAGTCGGCACAGTAACCAGCACCACCAAGCCCAGTTGTGCGGGCCGTAGCTTTCCACTCGTCAAACCTTGTTTGACTGTCAAAACATTTCGGGTATGAGAGGCTATCTTCCACCTTGCCTCTCCTTCATGTCGCGCAATGACCCGTACATGAGCCGTGCCGAAATGACGGCGTCCATCGTCCTGATCATAGCCAAATCCAGGTTTTGCTCTAGAACCGCGTTGTGAGCATCTTTCAATGCCTTCTCGGCATCCATGCAGGGTTTTGCGTAGTCAATGATTGCTTCGTATGTTTTATCCATTGTTCTTTCTCCTTAACTTAGCTTCAATGTCCCTGACCATTTTGAATATGGTTGAACGACCCGCTCCTGTTTGAAAATCTTCCCAATCCCAGTAGAGTTCTACCTCCTCATCTGTCAGCCCGACCCAAGGTTTTTTGTAATCCTGTATGTTGTCATCATCTTCAATCATTTGTCGTACTCCAATTCAAAAAGTTTGTTCAACTTGGGGAGTAATTCATCTATCAACTGCTTCCGTGTGAGGATGCTTGCCTTCGCCAAGTTACGACTGTACCCCGCGCTCAAATTTTGATACAGCGCCTCTTCCAACTGAACATCGGTAATGATGTCCTGCGGCGGCACATAGATTTTCATCAAGGACTCTGCCCGCACAATGGCAGGAGCCATCGCTGCCGCAAGCATGGAGCCAAAGAATCCGCGTCTGTTAGTCATTGTTCTTCTCCTTTAGTTTGGCTTCAATGGCTCGGGTTAACTTGCTCCAACCCGGAGGAATACGAACAGCTTCAGGGCCAAGGCAGTCTCTGATTTCTTCATCCGTCAGCCCTACCCATGTGCGCTGTGGTGGGGTGGTGTAGAGGGCTGTTACCCCTTCAAATGGGTCATGCGTAATCATTCCGTGTTTGTCATACCACGCCACAGGCTCCTGCGCTGGCTGTGTCGCCCGCTTTCCATCGTGATAGCCGCATGAGTGGAGGCCTTCTTCAGAATTTACATTTCTGTTCATTTAATTACCCACACTGCTTTCCCGCCTGTTTGCTCATACTGCTCTGTTTTAAGTCGGATGTATTGTTGCCCCTCTACACCAGCAGACTGAACATAGCCTTGAATGCCCCAATCTTTCAACTCGGTCACCACTACCATGCAGCCTCCAAATAGCTTTTGACTTGGCTCTACTTGCACAATGTCGCCTACTTCAATCATGTGTTCTTCTCCTTGAGGATTCTGTTAGCCCACATTGCCACCACTTTGTCGCCAGCATTCATGCCTTTGCAATCCTCATCCGTCAGCCCTACCCACGGCTTCTTGTAGTCCTGTATGTCATCGTCTTCGTAGGGGTATTTTTTATCCCAAGACCCGTCTGCCTTAGCCCCTGCAATGATTGCTTCGTATGTCTTATCCATTGTTCTTCTCCTCTAAAACTTTGTTACTCCATTCGACGTTGTGTATCCCACCGTCCGGGCCAAAGTCGATTCGCAAGTTGCACTCAAGAAGGTATGGGTGTCTGCTGTGCCCCAGCCCACCCATGTTTTGGTTGACTCGGTAGTACTTACTTACCGCTACCTTGCCTCGGTCTTCGACTGGAACAATCTGTTGGTACAGCGGCTCGGGGGTTTTGGATTTCATGTGTTCTTCTCCCTAAGTTTTGCTTCAATCTGGTCAAACAGTTTGCGGGTATAGCCCTTGATGGGCGTGGCTCCGTACGGCCCAATGATTTCTTTAATCTCATCATCAGTCAGCCCTACCCACGGCTTCTTGTAGTCCTGTATGTCATCGTCGTCTTCAACGCGCTCCAACATCTTTCTGTATACCGCCCTAGCAGTAGGTGTATCAGGCATGTTGTTGTTTGCCAGTAGTTGGCCCAACTTGTCCGCAGCCATCTGCCGCTTGGCTTGAAAGCCGCCTCGCCTACGCTCCAACTCGTCGAATGCTTCATCCTCAGGTGTTTTCATAGTGTCTCCTTGTATACAGGGGTTAGTTGGTAGTACGTTCTTTTAATGTCTTCTAGGTAGAACAAATACAGTCCTGCATCGGCGTCAATGCAGGCAAACGGTTCTTGCCCTTCATGCGTTGGTTCAAGGTAGATGGGGTACAAACCCCCCACGGCAGAGCTAAGCTCAAACTTGCCCTTGCCAAAGATGTACCTATATCCTTGCATGCAGTACCCGTATGGTTCAGTCATGTCTTTGGCCTTTGTTCATAGCATTCCATCCTTTGCGACAATGCACACGCCCTTTAGCTGGGTGACAGTCTGATTCGCACTAGCTGCCATCTCCCGCACCCGCCTCATGTACTCTTCCAATACCGCCATGCATTCGGTCTCGCGGGTGTAGTGCTTAGATGTCTGCGCGAATGAACACTGAGTGTTCAGGCACACGAACAGCACCGGGATGTAGATAGTCAGAACCATGAGAGCAGCCCTCCTATGATCGTTCCCATCACCATGAGGAACAGGATAAAAACAAACAGGGCTACCAACGTTTTCAGCAGGTCGAAGAAGAATTCACCGCCGCTGTCGTCATCGTCGTTCATGCTTTGCTCTCCTCTTCCAGTTGTTTAGCCATATCAAGCACAGTGTCTTTGCCCAGCTTTCTGAACATAAAAACTAAAGTCCTACGCGCAGTAAGATCAAATCCCAAAAAGCCAGCATTTTCGTGCCATGCGTTGAGCAGGCGAAAAATAATCCAGTCTTCAGCAGATGGTTCCGGTTTCTCGCTCATGCTTGCTCTCCGTTTGCTTTAAATATGTAGTCAACGGCAGTTCTAGAGTATCTGACAGCACGAACAGCATAACTAGCAGCATCAGCAGCATAAGCAGCATAATTAGCATCATTAGCCCCCGCAGTAGGCCAAACAGCATTAGCCGCAAGCGCAGCAGCCTCAACGGTACGTTCACTGCACATACGCGCCCATTCTTTGCCGTACCCCTTTTTGTCAGCCGTCGGCTGATGAGCCTCTAACGCTGTCCACATTTTTTCTATTTCATTCATGCTTGCTCTCCTTGCAGTTCGTTCATACGCATACGCAAGCGTTTGATGCGTGCATCGTTGTAATCAACCACGCTGAGGGCGTATTCCATCGCGCTCTCGGCCTTCAGCTTGGCACGCTGGGCCTCTACAAGCTCTTTTGCCGCCATCTCTAACGCTGTTGGAGTTGTGATTAGCCGTTTGATTGTATTAATCATGCTGCTTTCACTTTCTTGTGCTTTTCGTAATACCGGCGGGAGTACTCACGCTGCCGTGCTTTGCGCAAAGAGGCCAATAGCTTTTCGGCATGGGCTTTTTCAGAAAGCCGCATGTTCAGATCCCGCACTTGGTCCTCCAGGTTTTCTACGCGGGACTTTAACTCTGCTATAGATGAAAAAAGGTTCCAGTTCATTTGCATTCCTTGGTAAAGACGGCCGGTAATGTGTGGCACTTAGGGTGGTATGTGACATAGCCAGCATAGAAACCAGCCACGATGATGGTGCTTACAAGCCCTATCAGGGCAAAGATGTCAAGGATGTATCTCATTGTTTCTCCTAGTAAGGTGAAGGTACTCGCTGCACTGGTGGCCCGCTACGCAGTTCACACAGCATCCGCTTTCCCCTCGCGCATATCATACCACATGAATTCCTAGCATGTCGACTGTTATATCGTCATTGCTAAGCCCTCTTACCCGTTGACCCTCCCTCCCCCGGCTGTTGGGTGTTGGATGGCTAACGACTCTTTATCAAGGTGCTTTGACCGGTTTTTATGCGATCTATCGGACAGCCAATCCGCCCTCCCCTGGAATCCCGAGTAGGCCAGTTCTCACCGGCCTGTCGATCATCTCCCAGCGTACTAGGGTATGTGTCATTACTGACAACCTTGTTTATTCCTTTTGGCTTGCGCTACTTCGGAGGTGCGGGTCACACCGAGGTTCTGTCTTTTCTTCCACGCGGGCGATGCAACCCCTTGCTACGGATGGAGTCCGGTTGCCGCGCTGAAACGAAAAAAGCCGTTTACTGCTGCGGCTTGGTTGCACCCCACAAGATTTCTCGTGGGCAAGACGCATGAGTAAACGGCTTCAAACATTGTTGTGTGCAACGACAACGAATGGAACTATACACTATTTTTGCCTTGCGGCAAGAAGTACTAAAAAAAACCGACGCGTACACAGAATGCAGAGGCGTCGGGCGTTTTTTGTTGGCGGCTGGCACTGAACTCCAGCTTATTTGGTTGCTCCGAGTAAACAGGCAGGGTCGCCCGGTTGCTTCCAAAACACCACGCGCATCAGCCTACGCATTCACCAACACGGCTGGGGACTGAAGCTAACCGACTTTCAAAGGTACGGCGCTGGCATTGTCACAATCCCCATGCGTGTTGACTTTAACATTGTTAAAGTAAAAGACCCCCCTAGTTTCCTAGAGGGGTAATGGTCCAAGAACCAAGGAGAAGCGCGGTCATTCTACATGAATTACTTTGACCTGCCAGCGGGTTCCCTTCTTTTGCCAGCCGTGGACCTCTATCTTGATTCCGGCATCCCTCACGATGTCCAGGTTTTCATGCTCAAGGATCTTCTTCAGCCGGTCTGAGGTGTGGCCCCAGCTCGTAGTCTGCACGCCGATCACCGCGCCCTGGCCAAGGCATAGGATGTCAATGAATCCCGCAAAGTCGTTCTTCCTCTTGGTGAAAGAGTTGTACCGCTCGACTACCTCGGCATAAAACCCGTTGTCCCTCATGTACTTGAGGCTGCGCTGGGTGGTTGAGGTCGCCATAAAAAATAGTCCTTGCAAGACATGATACAATGTGGGTACAATGTGTGGCCCAGTCACTTAATTCTACAGGAAAAGCATGATCATCACCAACAAATTCAACCTTCCGCAGACCTTTGTCAACGTCCTCAAACGACCGACTTACTCAAAGGGAAAGTCCAACATTTCGGCCACTGAGCTAATCTCTTCTCCCAGAATCGTCCAGCTGCGCAAGCTGCACGCCGATGAGATTGAGCAGGATGTCAGCGAGATGGTCTGGTCCATTTTTGGCACGGCTATCCACGGGGTGCTGGAGCATGGCCGCGATGACCACCACTTGGTCGAGGAGCGCCTGCACGCCAACGTTGACGGCTGGTCCATCTCAGGAGCCATTGACCTTCAGATCGTGAACGAAGACGGCACCATCACAGTCAACGACTACAAGACCGTTGGCGCTTGGTCGGTGATGAACGAGAAGATTGACTGGGAGCTGCAGCTCAACATCTACGCTTGGCTCGTCCGCCATGTCAAGCAGAAGGATGTAACCGACTTGGCTATCGTAGCCATCATCCGCGATTGGAGCCGCCGTGACGCCGCGGTCAAGCAAGGCTACCCCGATGCCCCCATCAAGGTCATTCCGGTCCAGCTGTGGCCGTTTGAGCAGCAGCAGGCGTTCATTGAGCAGCGCATTGAGATGCACTCCAACGCCCTGTTTGATTTTGAGACGGGTGACGAACTACCTCACTGTACCTCCGAGGAGATGTGGGAGAAACAAACGACCTACGCGGTCAAAAAAATTGGTGGGGTCAAGGCACGCAATGTCTGTGATACCGCCGATGAAGCTCAGGCCAAGGTGGCCGAGTACGGGAAAGAGTACGAGATCGAAGTGCGGCCAGGAGAGAGGACGCGCTGCGCTAACTTTTGCTCTGTCAGTAAGTGGTGCAACCAGTACCAGGACTATTTAAAAACTAAGGAGTAAGCATGGACAATTTTTGGGGGCTAGTTGCCCTTGTTTGGCTTGTCGGCTCATGGCTGACGCACATTTTTGTGTGCCTCAAGACGGCCTCTTGGGGCTTCTTAATTGCTGGCGCTATTGTGTTTCCGATTGCATGGATTCACGGCACTGGCATTTGGTTTGGATTTTTTTAACTGGAGAAAATTATGACAGAACAACGCATTTACATTGTCACCAACGGTGGCGCACAACACCTCGTGCAGGCATCAAGCCAAGCACAAGCAATCCGCCACATTGCTGGCAAAACCTTTGAAGTTCGGATCGCAAAGACACTGGATGTTGCCCAATTAATGAGCAATGGAGCCGTCCTTGAGGCTGCAACCAATGTGTCTGAGCAAAAAACCACTGAAGGCGTTTAGCATGGTACATAAAAAACTAATGGCTGCGCGGGTAGCACTGCAAGGCAAGAAGCTGACTAAAACAGGTCAGAACAAGTTTGCGGGGTACAAGTATTTTGAGCTGGGGGACTTCCTGCCGGATATCCAAACCATCTTCAACGACCTTGGCTTGTGCGGCGTTGTTTCATACAGCGTTACAGAGGCGACTCTGTGCATTACCGATGTTGATGATGGGACGATCATTACCATCTCCAGCCCAATGGCTGCAGCCGAATTGAAGGGCGCTCACCCAATTCAGAACCTGGGCGCGATTGAGACCTACCAGCGGCGCTATCTGTGGATGACGGCGATGGAAATCGTTGAGCATGACATCATTGACTCCGGCCCTCCGAAGACAGGGCTGGAGGACATTCGCGTCCGCGCTGGTGATGTGGAAATTGTCAAAGCCCAGCCAAAGGTGGAACCACCAAGGCGAATCAGGGGCGAAACACTACCGCCACCGCACGTTGAGCCTGTGGCTTGGTCAATCATCATTGACTCAGACAACCAGGAAGACTGGAATAGTTTGCTGATTGATGCCACCAAGCTTAAGTTGACTTTTGCGACAAGCGAAGAGCAGGTCAAGGAAATGTACAAGGTCAACCGCTCACACTACGACAAGGTGAAAGCCGAGTCGCCCGATGACCATGCCGAAATCATGGACATGTTCAAAGAAGCTAAAGCTAAATTTAAGGAGTAAGCATGGACTACACAAACACTGGGGCGCTTTTTACGTCCCTCAACAAACGCAACCCGAATGCGCCCGACATGAACGGGAACATCAAGTTTGACAAAGCCTACCTCATGGAAATGATTGACAAAGCTGAAGGCGAAGACACTGTAACCATCAAGCTGGATGGCTGGGTTAAGCGCGACAAGAACAACAACCGGATGGTTTCGATGAAGGTGAACACCTACGTCAAGCCCGTTCAATCTGAACAAAAGGATCCTTGGGATGACTAAATCAAAGAAACCTACCACTGTTAAAGAGTGGGAGAAGGTTTGCGAGAACCTTAACAAGGCGCTTAACTCCATGATGGCCGATGAGGAAAACATGCAGGCGCGACTGGACAAGCTTGAGGAACAGCTCACCATGACCGTTGGTGTTGTGAAGTACTTGGAGATGAAACTTGACCGACTCAATCCAGTTCGAAGGAATTAAGACCGGACTCAAGCAGTCCAAGGACGGCTACATCTTGACGATGGCCGTCCATCCTGATGACCTACCCGATGACTTGATGCGCGACTTTGTCGGCTCTCGTTATGTGGTGGTCATGGTCCGGCTGGGTGACGATGAGCAGCCGATGAACCGAGAACATGAGTTCCCAGGCGACCATGCCGTTAAGATGGCTGGGATACTATGCCGCGATCCTGACTTTTGGGAATGGCTACACAAGAAAGAATGGCTGATGGAGCGCAACGAGAAAGCCTGCGCTAGTTGGCTGATCTCTTATTTGGACATTGAGTCCCGCAAGGAGCTGAAGATTAACGAAGAAGCCCGCGACCTATTTAACCGATTGAAAGCAAGCTTTGAGGCTTGGAGGAACCAATGAAAAAAATGATCCCCTACAGCGTTTATTTGCCGGTGGAGTACCACGACAAGATAAAGGTATTGGCAGCGCAGCGCAAGGCATCAGGGATGGTGCGTGATGCTATCTGCATGATCCTTGACGGCAATGACGCCTACAAGTCTGGGTACAACAAAGCCCTGAAGGATTGCGTCCGATTGGTTGATGATGTGAAAGAGATTGAACACATAGCTGTTCGGGGCAAGTACCTGAATGACCTTCTGTCTGCCCAAATTGAATCATTGGAGATGTGATGAAAGACTTTACCGATGAGACAAAGGAAATGCGTGCGGCGGTCTTTGAAACTGTAATGAACACAGAATGCACGCATCCATTTAGCGCAATCATTTCCCTTTCGCATGTGCTGTGTTCAATTGCCGTTCATACAGAGAAGCCTGGAACAGAGAAAGAGACCGATGAAACTTTAATCAGCTTCATCCGTACCATGCTGAAAGAAATTAGGGAAGAAATGAACGAAACAAAGGTCCACTGATGTCAGAACACGACGAGAACCTACGTGACCTTGCGGCCATGTTTGCCATGACTGGGCTTCTTATGAGGAACAGGGAGGGCGAGGATGTGATTGACGCCGCCTTTTATTTGGCTGAACAATTCATGGAAGCGAGAAAGCCGGAGCAGGGGATTGCGGCCATCAAGAAAAGCCGTAAGAAACATGTACCGGAATCGTAAGTTGTTGGACGCCGCGAGGGAGCTACCATGCCAGCATTGCGGGGCGCAAAATGGCACGGTGGTGGCCGCTCACAGCAATCAATTGCGGGACGGCAAAGGCCGCGGTCTTAAGGCGCACGACTACAGGATTGCATCACTTTGCTTTAAGTGCCACTCTGAGCTGGACCAGGGTGCCAGCATGAGCAAGGCCGAAAGACTTGAGGTGTGGGAAGAGGCCCACCGCAAGACTATTGGCCTGCTTTTTGAGCGAGACATCATTGGCGTTTTGTGACTTCCTTGTTGAAGGATTCCATTAGCTGTTTGATCTGCTCGTCTTTACGCTTAAGCTGAGCTTCGGGTGCATTGCGTTCAGACAATGCCTTCTTCTCTTTCTTTAAACGGGCAATCTGGTTTTCAACGTAGTTGGACCGTTGCCACAATCTAGCTTCAGGGTTTTCCTGGTAGTACTCAGTTACGCCTTTGCCCTTCATGCCTTTGATGATGTTCTCATGTTTGGACATTTCGGTGATGTTGTCATAGAACTTTCCAGAGATAGCGGCCGGGGTGTTGATGTCCCCATACATTTTTCCAACGATAGGAACTTGATACGGCTGGACTTCTTCTCCGACTACTTTTGACTTTACATATTCAGCCGTTTGGATTCCCAGCCTTCCAACACCACCACTGTATTGACCTGCAACATAGCTAATTTGGTCAGCCGTTGGGCTTACCAAGCCAATACCTTTATCTCCCCCTCCGGTGATGTAGTTCAAGCCATAGGCTAATGCTTGGCTTAGTCCATTAGCAGATTCGCGGCTGCGTTTGTAGCCAGGAGTTGGGGCCAGCGCCTTGTCTTCTTTGGAAATTGGACGGCCAAATGCGTCTTTGTTTTCTGCAATTGCTACGAATGGATCCACAATAGTGGGGGCCAGAGTTTGAGCAAACGTGCTGGATCCCAAAGGATTGAATGCATCCAGAATTGTGGAACCAATGTAGGTAATGGTCTTCTTAAGATCGCGTCGACCCTTCATGCCGCCGGACTGAACCATCATGTATTCAGAAACAATACGCCCAACATTAGGGAATACGTTGAATCCCAATGGCATTGGAATAGTGATGTACTTTCCATCCCCTGTAGGAATAACCAAGTTTTTAGACTTAACCCACTCAGGAGGATCATCCGGTCCAAACCCGGCCATTGCCAAAAGTGCCGTCTGAGCTACCCCAAGCAACATACCGCCCGCAACAATCTTCTTACCGGCTGGGCTTAGGCTCATCTTGCCATTTGCGTCTTTAACAAATAGCGTTCCAATGAGCCGAGCTGTACCTTGGATGCTGGCATTCAAGAAAGCATACAGGGCGGCTGCGCTGGAAGTGTTTGCGCCTTTGCGGTTGAAGTTGACGGTGATGTTCTTGGCTATGCTTGCAGCACGGTCTACAGAAATCCCCTCATCCAGGGCAGCTTTGAATGCAGCTAAACGTACAGCATTCTCCATTGCATCGTTGTAGTCAGATAGCAAATCAAGAACGGCATATGTAGCTTTCTTGAGATTGCCTTGATTCAAGCGGCTCAGCTCACGCTGGACGATGGTTGCCTTCTCTTTGCTTTTGCTGAACTGCTCACGGAATCCTGTTTGCCCACCAGCCTTTTGGTACTGTTCAAACAAGTCAATCCACTGCTGCATTGCTGGAGTGGTAGCACCTTTGCCCCGGAGGTCACGATAGATAGCCCTGACGGCCGTCTTTGAGTCATTGATGACCTGGAGCTTGCGATCAGCAATAGGCGTGCTAGAAAGATTGATAGCAGCACCTTGAACGTCACGCACAAAGTTGAATGCACCAAACACTGGGTTGAACTGAGTACTAGCTGCCGCAATGAACCGCGTAATTTCAGCGATAGAACTGAGCGCCTCATCCATTTGCAGGACATCAAGATTCTTTAAGGACTCCACCATGCGCTTGGCATTTGGATTGCCAGCGTTATAGTACACAAACCGGTCTGCACCGTTAATGCGAATAGGCAAGCCG